GAAAATAACAAAGTATTAGCAACATTTCTTACTGCACGCCTTACATCTATCAAAAGTCTTCTTACGTTAACTCTATCAAGTGCTGAACTATTTTGAAGTAGTGTCTTCTGTCCCCAAATAACTAAACCTGTTCCTGGAAATGCAGTAATTGGATTGATATCAACATCATATAATTCATCTAAGTTGTCTCTGTTAAGTCTTACATTAGCAGCTTTTACTGCATTTAGTGCACCTCTTGTAAAACCAGCTGGTGCAAACCATGGGTGAGCTATAGCATCGTTTAATGCGAAAGCGCCTAATGCGACAACAGAAGGTGGAACATTGACTAAGACTTCTCTGTTAGTTGGTTTTCTTCCGCTAGTTGTAACTCTCATTGATTTAACAACATCAGGAAAATAAGCAGCTGCAAAAGAACTATCTAATCCTCTTCCTTTGAATGCATTGACTGTATTACCTACGTGAACAATTTGGTTTGATCCAGTAATTACTGTATTAAACTTATCATACTCCTCAATATCCATAATGTACATTGCATCAAATCTAGATTCAACTGCTGTTATAGCAAAATCAGTAATTGCTGGTTCACGAAGACCAGGTATCGCTAGTAATTTAATATCAACATCTGACTTAGAACCCATAACATCTACAGCTTTTCTGTATGCTGCAATTGTAGGTCCTGATGTTAGCCCTTGCCCCGCTTCAAGCATTTCTCTTCTTGCAGCAACATTAGTTAATTTTGATTTTTCTTCATCAAATATATTAAGCCCGTCAAACCCATTCTGTAAAAAGACATTAAAACCAGAAAACTTTCTATTTGCAGGCGTTTCAAAATCTTTAGGTAAAAGTGCTCTTGTTTTTCCTGTTGCACTTGCAGCAGGTGTATTATGGTCTGCTGTTATTAAACCATTTCTAACATATGAAGCACTTAACCAAAGATCCGGATCTGCTTTACCATTAGATCCTGTTCTAACTCTTATATTTTCCAAACTAAATAAATTATTTTGAAAAGTATCAGAAGCTCTATTAAATTTTGCAACGTCAATTCTATGATCAGGTACGTATTTAACCAATGATATTAGTGTTTCATCAAATAGTGTCTGTTTATTAGGTTCTGTTACTGAAGTTTGTCTATTAAACTGCACTCCCCAATTTAAGTCTGTATTAACTCTTTTCTTGGTACCTGTACTTAAAGCAATTGTTCTTCTATAAGGAATAGGAGGTTGTTGTACTCTTCTTAAAATATCACTCTCAGCAAATGTAGCAGCATCTGTTTCTTGACACATTATTGAACCTGATGTGTTTAGAGTTAGTGGTCCTCTAAAACCCATAGGCATTGCATCTACAGGAATATTTCCATTCTTAAGTGAATCAGTCATTACAATTCTAATATAACTAGATAGAATTGGGTGATCTCCATTCACGTTAATTTTTTGACTTAAGGTTTCTTTGTCAAAATCAAAAAATACATTTAAGTCACCAATTACTCTACCTATAAATCTAGGAGAATTCGGGTCCAAACTAAGGCTTCTAAAAGATTCTAAAGTAATTTTCTCTTCATCTGTATCAAAAAAGTCTCTAACAGAAAGATCAAAAGTAGGGTAAGATGTTGCATTAATTCTAGTTATATTATCTATTGATACTTTAATTTTTGTATTAGATTTAGAACCGGCGCTTAATGCAACCACCTTGAAAAGGTTTTTATTGCTTCCACCGTACTTTTGACTTATTATAAAAGGCGTTTCAGCATGACCAAATCTATCTTGAAAATCCTCAAAATTAGGGACAGTAGATGAGCCAACATTTCTTGCTAATGATGAAGTTAAAAGAAATGCAGTATCTTCTTTTGTTACTTCACCTTTTGAATATTTTCCAGGTGCAACAACTCCTGATCCTGTTACAACAGCTAAATTAGGATGTACATCATAACTAGTATAAAGTAAGTGTCCTGCCTGTTCAATTTTTTTAGGATCTGTGTTAAATACATTTCTAAAATATTGTTGCTCATTTGTAAGACTAAATGATGCAGTAATAACATTAGGAAATGTTGCTGTATTTTTGTGACCATTTAATAGCATCGTAAATACTTCTGTTGATGGAAGCAGTGAACCGGTTATTGCACCATGCTTTCCAAAGATACCTCCTGCTGCCGCGGCTGTTTGGGTTGTAACTGGAGTATTTGTATTATGCCTTGAATTACCACTAAGGTGAAGAATTACACCACTTGGCGCAAGAAGAACGCCACGAAGAATTGGTATTGCACCACCAGATCCACCAGAAAAGGTACGAAGATCAACAAGAGTATCTGAACCTAGAGCATTTGTTACATTACCTCTTGCACCAAAGGCATCCATTGTAAGTGTAATTTGTGTATCTGATGATCCTTGTGCTGCTGTAATTCCTTTAATACCTTCTGCGCCTTGTCCGGCGCCTGCATTAGCTGCGTCAATCAAGCTGTCGGTAGTACCGTTAATTGCCTTAATAACAAGTGCTGCTACTTTTGCATCAGAATTCGCATCACTTCCATCACAGGCAATTGCTATTTTATTTGCACCTTCTGCACCATCAGTAGCCTCACTATCGTCTAATAATATTGAAGTTGTAACACCTGTACCTCCGGCGCTGGTTGGTATAGTAAAAGTAAAAGTGGTATCAGACCCAGCATCAGTAAATCCAGTTAAATCTATCGCATCAGCAGCAGTTGCAAAGGTATGATCTTTCTGTATTCCAGCGCTACTAAACACTGTACTTCCGGCTGACTCAGACATAAAGCAACCTAGAAAATAAGTCCTACCTAAAACTGAACCTTCACCGGTATTAGCAAAGGGATTATCACTAAGTGCACCATTGACTGTTTTTTGAACCTGTCTGTTACCTACAACAAAACCTGCATTTGTAACAATACCTGATGTCGTATTTCTTTTTTTACCGTCACCAATTCCTAAAACTCTCATATAAGTTGCTGACTGTGCATTGCGCAAATATTCTGCTACAGCAATTGGTCCAAATTTAGTACCATCAATTGAACCGAAAGTTGTTTGAAAAGCTGTTGTATTTGACACAGTTATAGGCACAAAAGCAGGTCCTTCGTCTGATGTACCGATAATACCCGCTGGTACTCCTGTAGGAGTGTTTTGTGCAGGTGCTGAAAGATCAATCTCTCTTGTACTTACACCTGCGCTTCTAAAGACTCTTTCTGCCATTTGTTTTCTCCATTTATATTTAAGTATACCTTACTCAAAACTTACACCTGAATTTGTGATAATAAAGTCAATTGCAATAAACTCAACTGCTCTCGTTGGAACAAGAACAATTCTTCCATTGAGTCTATTTTGTTCAGCATCCTCAGCTGTATTATTTGATGAGTCCATAACAACTCTAAAAGAATCAATACCTTGTTGTGTCTGAATTGCAGACAGTTTAGGTGTGACCTTTTTAATAAATCTATTTCTTGTAACTTGATTGTTTTGTTCAAAAATTATTTGTGTAGCTATATCACTTACTATGCGCTTAACCTCTAGAAGCATTCTTCTTACGTTAACGCGATCTAAAGAAGATTTAGCAAACTGCAATGTTTTTTGACCAAAGATAACAAATCCTCCTTGTGGAAAGTTTGCAATAGGATTAATTCTTGCTTCATAGAGTGTGTCTCTATCTCCTGCTGTTAATCGCGTTTCTGTATTGCGTACAAAATCTAATGCACCTCTATTAAAACCAGCTGGTGCAAACCAGGGATACGCTACTGAATCGTTAAAACCAATAGCTCCTAATGCAGCAACTGAAGAAGGAACTTTTACAAATCTTCCTGTATTTTCATCTTGTATAGTTACGTTTGGAAAATATGTAGAAGCAAAAGAACTATCAGTTGCTCTACCTAGAAATTTTTCTGAAGTAATTCTAACACTTGGAGATGTTGTATTATCATCAAAAAGTCTACTTTGATTATCATCATAAGTTTCTAGATCCATTAAGTATATTGCCTTGCCATAATTTTCAACACGATCAATAATATAATCAGTTACTAAACTATCTTTAATACCAGGCATAGCTACTATATTAACTCTTGATGAAAGTTCATCAGTTATTATTCTTGTTGCAGCTCTATATGATGCAACAATATTATTACTTAACCCAACACCAGGTGATGAAATGCTGTGCAAGTTCTGATAAGCTAATTCATTATTGACAGCTTTACCTTCAGCAGAAGATGCCTTATCATTCATTTTTCTTTGATCTTTATCTAAAATATTAACACCATCAAAACCACCGTAGAAAACATTTGTAAATTTAGCATAATTTGTAAATCGATTAAAATACTTTGCATCTGAATTTGCAACTAAAGATGCAAATGAAATTCTATTTGTCTTAACACCGTCGCTAATAGTATAAGTGTTAGGATTAGGGGATGCATTTCTAATATAAGCAGCTTCTAATATGTGTGAACTATCAGAACCAGATATTGTTGAATCACTTACAGTACCAATAGCCGATAATCCTACTTTTGCCAATGTAAATTTATTATTATTAAAAGTGTCTGCATTTGAATCTTTAGTTAAAACACCAAGCTTTTGTATTCCAATTAGCTTTGTATATGAATTAATAAGTTCATTATGTACACCGCCTCCATTTGTTAATAATACAGCTTGATTAATACTAGAAGAGAGAGGCAAGTTTGTAGTTTTAATTCCCCAATATATTCTTTGATCAGCAACTTCTGAACTTCCAGGTTCACCAAAAAATGAACCACCATCTTTTGTTTTACCTCTTGTTGTTTTAATAGTCATAGGTACAGGAGGTACAATTGAAGAGCACAAACTCTTATGGGTTGTAGCATCTGTAATACTTCCTGTAATTCTGTAATTAGATACTGTTGTAGAGTGATCAATTAAGTCTTCATTGGTTATTAAACTAGGTAATCCTCTAAAACCAAAAGTT